ACCGTTGTGGGGTACTTAACGCACTGGATGCACAAGGGATAGCCTATGGACCCCATAACGGCCTTCGCGGCGGCTCAAGCGGCTGTTAAGGGCGTTCAGGCAGCCATCAAGCTAGGCAAGGACATCCACGCCATTACTGGCGAGGCAATGAAGTTCTTTGAGGCCAAGGATGTAGTGCAAAGGGCCGCATCCCAACCTAAAAGCTTGTTTGCAAAGTCAGATACGGCACAGGCCTTTGAGATCGTCATGCAGGCCAAACGGCTGGATGATGCGGAAAAAGAGTTGAATCAGTGGCTTGTGCTTAATGGTCATGCCGATGTCTGGCAGCAGCTACTCATCACCAGAAACGACTTGATCCAAAAGCGCAAGGCGCAGGAAATCTTGGATGAAAAGAACGCAGCGGCCAAGAAAAAGGAGTTGGATGAGCTGATTAATTGGCTCCTTGGCGGCGCAATTGCTATTTTGGTTTTGGGCCTTGTCTTTTGGTGGCTAACACTTTTGCTGGGGAAGTAAATGAGTGAGGAAAAAATTCAGAACATGGAAGCCAAAGGGCAACTGATTGAAAAGATCACGTTTGCTTTATTGCCATTGTTATTCTCCTGCGTGGTTTACTTGATGTCGGCCTTATCAAATTTGGCCCATGAAGTCACCATCTTAAACAGTAAGATCAGTTTGGTCGTTACCAGCGACAACAAGCAAGCAAGTAACACTGGGGCAGAGCTTGCACGAGAAAAGCTACGCCAAGACTTGGAAAAAGAAATCCAACGTAACCGCGATCAAATTGCAGAGAACAGGATGCACATTGCAATCCTTGAAGAAAAAACCCCAGTAAACAACAAAATCAAATCCCTGACCGGGAAGGACTAAACCATGCTTACCATCCTATCAACTCTAATCTCCTTCCTGATGGGCGGCTTGCCCAAGCTGCTGGATTTCTTCCAAGACCGGCAGGACAAACGCCACGAACTGGATTTGGCCCGGATGCAGATTGAGCGGGAGCTTGAGTTACGCAAGGCTGGGTTTGAAGCACAGGAGCGAATTGAGCAGATACATAGCGCCCAGCTTGAGATGGAGACCACTGCCAAGGGCAACGAGAACCTCGTAAACGCCCAAGTGGCCGAGATGAACGCCATCTACCAGCACGACGAGTCTCTTAACGAAGGCACCAGCCAGTGGATGAAGAATCTCCGTGCAGGCGTCCGCTCGTTCATCACCCTTGGCTTCTTTGCCCTGCTGTGTTTTGTGGACATCGGCCTGTTCATCTACGGCTACAACAACGGCGTCCAGTTCCCGGTCTTGGCCGAGAAGCTATGGGACTCCAACACCCAAGCGCTGTTCGCTTCGATTATTGCGTTTCACTTTGGCGGTAGGGCGTTTGGCAAATGAAGGTCTCGGCCAAGGCCATTGAGGTCATCAAGCACCACGAAGGCGTACGCCAGCGTGCATACCGGTGTCCAGCTAAGCTGTGGACCGTGGGGGTAGGGCACGTGCTCTATCCCGAGCAGGGTCGGCTAAAGCTGGAAGAGCGGGACGGGTTTGCACTGCGCCCCGAGGACAATAGGGTTTTCCCTATGGAGGAAGTGGATGGAATACTTGCAGCAGATTTGGCTAGATTTGAGCGCGGGGTTGAGCAGTTCTGTCCTGTCAGCCTTACACAAGGTATGTTTGATGGCCTTGTCAGTTTTGCTTTTAACGTTGGCCTTGGGACACTCCAGCGTTCTACGCTTCGCCAAAAACTGCTTCGCGGCGATAAGGCGGGCGCTGCGGACGAGTTCTTGAAGTATTGCATGGCTGGGGGTAAAATCCTCAAAGGGCTGCAAAATCGCCGCATAGATGAACGCGCTTTATTCCTCTCCTAGGATACCTCATGGCAACCACGGCATACGCTCTGACTTACGACAATCTGACAAGTCTGGTGCTCCAGTACCTTGAGCGCAGCGACGCCGCCGTCGTTAATTTCATCCCCACGGCCATCATGCTGGCCGAATTTGAGATTGCCGAGAACATCAAGACCTTAGGCCAGATGATCGTGGCCGACGGCACCATGACCGCAGGCAACCCGGTCATCGCCAAACCAGCCTTGTGGCGCAAGACGGTGTCCATGACGCTGACTACCACCGCTGGTGAAAAACAGCCCGTCTACCTGCGCAAGCTGGAGTACCTCAGCAGCTACGCGACAGACGTAACGGCCACGGGCACGCCGCTGTACTACTCGGACTACGACTATGACCACTGGTTCGTGGCGCCCACACCGAGCGCCAACTTTGCTTTTGAGGCGTTGTGCTATACCCGCTTGACGCCTTTGTCCTCCAGCAACCAAACCAACTGGTTGACCCGTAACGCGCCCAACGCTTTGCTGTTTGGCACGCTCAAGCAGACCGCGCCTTTCCTCAAGGACGATGCGCGCCTCGCGGTCTGGACCCAGATCTTTGATACCGCGATTGGCGCCCTCAAGCTCGAGGACCAACTGCGCGTCGGTGACCGCCAAGCTATTGTTCAGGACTCCTAACCATGACGACATACACCAACCCCTTTACCGGGCAGACGATCAACCCATCGTCGGTCAGCTACGAGTCGCTGTCGATCACGACTAACACGACGCTGGACTGGCCAATTAACGGCACCACGGGCATCCCGGCCAGCAACATCATCGACATCACGGCCACCGCTGGCCTGTCTTTAACGTTGCCTCCAGCGTCGCAGGTCTCCACTGGCCAGACCATCCTGATCCGCAACATCGGCAGCAACCCCATCACGGTCCGGGGCTACAGCACGGACAACACTGGCCCCACAGTGGTGTCCATTGCCTCGGGCGTGGCCAACTACATCTACCTGACCAATAACTCTACCGATGCGGGTACGTGGGCCACCGTGGTGCTCGGCGCCGGTACCTCATCGGCCAATGCGGCCACCCTCGCCGGGTACGGCTTGCAGGCCATCGGCACCACGCTGAACCAGATCTACTCGGTGGACAACTACTACTCCAATGCGACTTTGCCAGCGACCGAGCAAGCGCACTTTGTGGTCTGGAGCAGCGGCGCAGGCACCCTGACACTTCCATCAGCGGGAACCGTGGGCGCTGGCTGGTTCTGCCAGATCCGCAACAACGGCACCGGCATCCTGACCATCTCGCCCGCCGGTACGGACACCATCGACGGCAACTCGAACCAGCAGCTCCAGCTTACCGAGTCGCTGGTGATCGTCTCTAACGGCACCGGCTGGAACACGTTCGGCTACGGCCGCTCTAACAGCTTTGCGTACACATTGCTGTCCCTCTCGGTTACCGGCGGCACCACAACCCTGAGCGCCACGCAGGCGGCAAACACCATCCAGATCTACGCCGGGACATTGACGTCCAACCAGATCATTGTTGTCCCGTCCACGGTACAACTGTACTCAATCACCAACAACACCACGGGCTCGTACACCTTCACCGTGAAGACGGCGGTAGGCGGCGGCGCTACGGTGGTGGTATCCCAAAGCTCTACTGTCATCTTGGTGTGCGATGGCACCAATGTCTACGCAGCGTCTGGCACAGGCGGTGGCGGCGGCTCCAGTTCGTTCTCAAGTATTACTCTAGGCAACGGCTCTACGTCCGTGCCCTCGCTTAAATTTACGGGTGACGTCAACTCCGGCATCTATCTGCCTTCTACCAGCCAAGTAGGCATGGTTGCGAACAACACGCAGGTTGGCTACTGGGACACCACTGGCCTGACCATGGCCGGGGTAGGCAAGTTTGGTAGCGGCGTGACTGGCGGCATCGCCGGGGGTACGTTCTAATGACCCAAAAAGTCGTGTCCATGGAGGTCCCGCCGGGTATCCAGCGGGATGGTACGGTATTTGATTCACCGTGCTTTGTGGACGGCAAGTGGGTCCGGTTCCAACGTGGGCGTCCGCGCAAGATTGGCGGGTATGACGGCATCTTTTTGAACGCATCTGGCATCTCTCGCGGCATGGCCATGACGGCGGTAAACGGGTTCAACTACGTGGTCTCTGGCTACAGCAACGGCCTACAGCAGTGGATTACTGGTCCTAGCGGCGGCGTAGGCTCCGGCCCGTACAACTACAGCCTGAGCAATTTCACAAACAACCCAGATAACCTGTGGCAATTTGATATCGCCTACGATAGCACCGGCAACAACACCAACAACTTGGTGGCGCACCCCGGGCAGAACCTGTCCTACATAACGTCCACCGTTAACACTCCGGTGCTGTACGGCACGTTCCCCGGCTCTACCGGTAGCCTGACCATGTC